AATCAAAAGGTACATGCTCCCATGTGGTAAATGTCTAGTATGTCTCCAATCAAAAAGAAATGATTGGGCATTCAGGCTATCACAGGAACACAAAGCGTCAAAATATGGCGCGTTATTCGTAACTCTAACCTATTCAAATCGAAACATACCAGCTTATGGCTCACTTGAAAAAACAGACCTTCAAAAGTTCTTCAAAAGACTTAGGAAAAAAGACGAGCAAACTAGGATTCGCTATTATGCTGTGGGAGAGTATGGTTTGGAGTCCTCTCGTCCCCATTACCACGCTATCATCTTCAATTCAAACGAGGAAGATATCCGTTCAGCGTGGACACTCGGGCACGTTCATGTTGGAACAGTCACACCTGCTTCAGTGGCTTATGTTCTCAAGTATATCGTACAACCTGAAATTGCCCCTAAAGGCAAAATCTATGATGCAGTTACTGAAGAATGGCGAGATAAGTATCAAAAACCTTTCGCTTTAATGTCTCGCGCTTATGGAATCGGAGCAAACTATCTCACTGATGAAATGGTCGCTTGGCACAGGTCAGGAGACAAGAACTACGCTCTTGTGGATGGAACAGACACCAAAATCCGTCTTCCTAGATATTACAAGGAACTCATCTGGCCAAAGCGTTATTTGCCATATACTAAGGTTGGACAAAACCAGTATCTCACCAAATGCTCCGACGGACTCATGCTTAATCAACGCATACCCCTTGAAAGTATCGAGTTCACCGAACGAGAACGTGTATTTAGTAAATCTGCCAAACTTGGAAGAGATGCAATCCGTAAGGAACGACAGTGGTTCTGGAAAAACTACGGAAAACAAGGAATCGAGAAATATAAGGAACATCGTAACGCCTTACTTGCTCGAGTAAAAACAAAGGTTGCGTTCACTCAACATCTTTAAAAATGTACAAAGGAAACTCAGAAGTCCAACTAGACAGGCCTTCACGCTCAACATTCGATTACTCTCACGAGCATCGAACAACGACACGGATTGGACGTTTAACTCCAATCTTCATAGAGGAAACTCTACCAAACGATTCTTGGTATGGAAAAGTTGAAGTACTAATCAAATTTGCTCCTCTCCTCTTCCCTATCTTCGCTCGTCTTTATCTATTCTGTCATTGGCACTTTGTGCCTAATAGGATAATTGCATCATGGTGGCCTGACTTTATTACAGGCGGCCGCCTAGGTGAACAGGTAACAGTACCCGCAATCCCATCACGCTTTACATATGCTAGCGTGGGGGCACGTGCCTTAAGTCTATTAGACAAGAGTAGTATTATTAATTATATGGGACACCCTCCTTTAACTGATGCGGCAGCTAATGCTTTAGCTACTCGTTCATTTGATGTATTACCACTAGCTGCCTTCTACAAAGTATGGTACGACTGGTACAGAGACCGCAATTATACTGCTGATAACACAATTCTGTCTCTTCCAGCAGGAACAATCGCTACAACTGCTACTATCGATGCGTTAATGTCAACAAAAATACGGCACTGGGAAGCAGATTACTATACTACTGCTCAAACAAATACGCAAAGAGGTGCTGAGGTACTACTACCATTACAAGGTAGTGGAACGGTAACCTATAGCACAACTTCTACGCTCAAGCGCAATGATGGTACACTTGCCGCAATTAATCTTCTTACTGGAAGTGGAAACGCCACTGGTGCTTTTCAAGTCGAAAAAACAGGAACAGGAAATAATGGATTCCCCGGCAGACTTGAGAATATTGCTGCCGTTCAAATCACTACCTCTGATGTATCCATAAATGATACTCGTAGGGCTATCGCGCTACAAAAATGGCTCGAACGTAACCAACTTGCCGGCAGTAGGATGGATGAGTCTATAATGGCTCATTTCGGAAGACGTACATCTGACGCAAGGCTACAAATGGCTGAATACTTAGGAGGCTCAAAAACACCATGTCAAATTACTGAACTAATTTCAACTGCATGGTCTAACGATGGCACTAATGATATTCCACAAGGAAACATGGCCGGAAACGCTATGGTATATGCCACTGATAACTCAGTAAGCTACAACTGTGAGGAATGGGGATTCATTATCTGCACTATGTCTGTAATGCCTCTAACATCCTACAAACAGGGTTTACCGCGCATGTTTCAACAAAGGGATAGCTTTCTAGCTTATCCATGGCCAACATTCGCAAACCTCGGAGAACAAGAGGTATATAATAACGAGTTATTCGTTGATGCTACCTCTCTACCAATCGACCGTACCACTCAACCTATCTTTGGTTATACTTCTAGGTATAGTGATTGGAAACAAGCTAATTCTAAGGATACTGGAGACTTCTATGACAATATGGAAGCTTGGACTATCACAAGGAAATTCGCTACTCAACCAGTTCTCGGGAACACGTTTGTCCAATTTGATGACGCCCTTCAAGACCAAATTTTCGCTGTCGCTGCAGCGGATACACTATGGTGCTATATCTATGCATCAATGAAAGTAAAACGTTCTCTACCTTATTATGGCACACCTCAATTAATTGGATAATGAAAAAGTATAAAGGACAAGACTACTCTAAGGAAGTAAAACTTACAGTACCAAATCAATCAATGTCTCTCGAAGAGATACTCGGTCGTTTCGTAAGAAACGAACCGCTACAAATCGGGAAAGATGTAAACTATCATGAGTCGGATGACGACCTTGAAAAACTCGCCCGACTCGACCCTGTAGATAAAACCGCCTACATCCGTAAAATGCAGGAGGTACAGGATAAATTTCAAAAACAAGAGGAAAAACGAAGAATCGCTCTGGAAGAAAAAACCCGAGCTGAATTCCTCGAAAAACTTAAAAAGGAGGCTACTCAGGCCGACCCAGCAAAGTAAAGCCTTGATAATACTTTGCTAACTGACACCGGCTTGGAAATCAAGCCGTTGTCTTTTATCTTTGATAAACATTAAACATAAAAACTTATGAAAACAGAAGAAATTCTTGCTAATCAAAAGTACATGACTAATGGATTCGAAAATCCAGAAATCGCTGAAGCTCTTGCGAAAGCTTCAGGTAAAACCCCTCAGGCAATCACTGAGGCGATAAATGAAGCTAATAAGATGCTCAAAGAACCGCCTACAGAGGCTCAGGTAGTTGAATGGTTCAAAACAGACCTTCATGCTGCCGCCTACTCACTTCAGGCAATCATAACAATGCCCGATGTAATGGAAGAAATTGGAAAACGGTTCTACCGTGAAACTCAAAAACTTCAGGAAATGAAGGTTCAGGAAACTGAAAACAAACTAAAAAATGGGGTGGCTAAGTAAGCTTGGCGGTTGGATAGGTAAAGCTAATCCTGTCTCGCTAATCTCAGGCGCAATAGGCGCAATAGCTAAGGGTGGTCCAAAACGCCAATACAAGTGGAACAAAAAAGCTGCGGAAGACCAAAACCGCATGAATCGCGAAAATGCTGAATGGGAACTTGCACAAAACAGAATCCTATCGCAAGAGCAACGCGATTATGACTCTCCTAAAATGCAAATGGAACGCTTTAAAGCGGCGGGACTCAATCCCCATCTTGCATATACTCAAGGTAATGTCGGTAATATGAACTCTCCTCTATCGATGCCACATATTGCTCCTGCAAATTATGGTCATGTGGATACTGAGTACGCTAACCCAATACAAATAGCTCAGCAATCCGAACTCATGTCTACTCAAATGGGTCTAAGCAATCAAAAAATAGATGAAAGCAAGCAAAAGGTAGCTCAGTCGAAAGCTCAGGAACGAGTTCTAAAGTCTAACCCCTATCTCGACCCTTCCTATCTAGGTGCACTTGTCTCTATAATGGAGAATACTGCCTTTCAAAAACAGGCTGAACTGCAATTCTACTGGGATAGACCCGATACCCAATTTCATGACCAACTACGTGGTCATAAGGGATATGAGAAAATGCAAGCGGAATTGGAACTGCTCTTTAAACGTAACGACCTTCTAACATCGGATAAACAGGTTAAAGCTAAAATCATCGAAGGTAAAGGCTTCGAAAACGACCTGAAAGAAATCCAATCAAGATGGATGCGTGACGGAGAAATTACTCCGGAACATATACGTCAAGGAATAATGATGTTCTTATCACGCCTCAAATGATAAAGGAACAACAACGAGCACGGCCACCGCCTTAAAAACGGGTGCGGGAAAAACTAACTTAGCTACAAGCTGATAAGGACAACGCGGAGCGCGGACACATCAGCTAAAATCTAAGGAATAACCCCCGCACCTGTTTATACTGTGCGAGATAGGCGAAAGTCACAAACTTCGCCTTAAATAAACAATCATTAAAACTCTAATCTATATGAAATATAGAAGTAAAAAATTCTCAAAAAGAAGAAAATCCGGAAAAACTAAAAAGTACTCCGGAAACAAAAAATACACAATGCGGCGCGGAGGCCGCAAACTCTAATGGAATGTGTCAAACCGTACCCACTGATTCAAGGAATCAAAAGGTACATGCTCCCATGTGGTAAATGTCTAGTATGTCTCCAATCAAAA